AGAAGGCAATGGATTGAAGCTGGAGATCGTACTAGCGTAGAACCTGGATACTTCTGGTGTGAATGGTTCGATGGTGACCAGTATTCTATTACATATGAATCAGAAGATCTATATGGTTACTCACAAAAATCATGTTTTAAAGCTGAACGTAACGTAGATCAGCTATTCCGGTTTAAGCGTTGGACACGCTCTGACAAACAAATCCCAATGCCATTACGTATTGAGGACGAACTTATGTTCTCAGGTGCTCATATCGTCAACGTTGAGATGATAGGCGACAAGGTAATTGAGCTTCATTTCCGTGATACTCCCGATCCAGACTATGAAGAACTGATTCCTGTTTGGAGCGATGAGCAACAAATAGTTGACATTTATACAAAAATAGGTTATACTTATATAGAAGCCCCCGACAATTCAAACGGATATCTCCCAGTTTATCGCTTGGGCTTTATGGTAAAATAGGAGAACACATGCTTATATCAACATATTTCAAAGAAAATGCTCATTCAGCTCGAGCCGAAGTAATGAGAAATACCGCCGGTGATTACTACTATATCGATTATTACGATCAAGGCGGAAACAAGTTTTACACCGAGACCTTTCCTGGAAAATCTATTCACTATGTTGAAGACGCCGCGGAAAACTGGTCTATCAATGTGAAGGTGTTACACGGATAATGCAAATAGAACTGACAGCGGAAAGTATTCTCCGTGAAGTCAGCAAATACGTGAACGAAGATGTTTCATACATCGATGCACTAGTTCATTATGCTGAAGTTCACGGAGTAGAAATTGAAGTAATTGGCGACATCGTACGTCGAAGCCAGATCATCAAAGCTCGAGTACATGAAGACGCCGAAAAACTTAACCTAGTAGAAAGAACACAGAGGTTACCAATCTAATGTCTGTATATTCAACGCGAGATGCCTTTGAGATCTATATGTATTATCTCGCGCTGAAGAGGCACTTCACCACTGATTATGATTACTTTAAGTACAATGGTAAGGTGAAGGCCTCTCAACTCTCTTTCGAGAATCGTAAAGACAAATTTCAGTTTTACAAACTCTCGAAACGCAAGGATGCAAAAGAATTCATTCTTGCAAACATGATCTTTGATCCAACTCTTTGGGTCGGAGACCTTCTCGATAATGAGAAGGCAGAAGAGGTCTATATCGAATGGTCACGTAAACAAGAAAGCTTGTCATACGTGTTCAAGAACGACCTCTCCGAGTTGAACGAAGACTTCAACTCGAATATACTTGTGAAAGATGGCCAGCATCCAAGACTTCTCCAGCTCTATAATATGCGTCGAGTTAACTTGGAAACCCTTGTTATCATTGACGACCTTGTGAATAATTTTTCTTACTGGGAGAAGAAAATTACGGATCCGATCATCTTTCCGAGTATAAATAGATTTGTCGCTAAGGTAAAGCCGTTCATCAGCTACGATAAGAAGAAGATGAAATCAATACTTGTCGACAAATTCGCACAATCGCAACAAGCCGCTTAAAATCGCTTATAATCGCAAAGGAATACTATTATGTCTAGCTCATTCGCAGCTCTCAAAAAAGCCCGTTCGTCTTCGTTCGACAAACTGAACCAGCAACTTCAAAAGACGGCAGGGGGCCAATCTAACAACAACGATGACAAATACTGGAAGCCCGATGTCGACAAGGCCGGGAATGGATATGCTGTTATCCGCTTCTTGCCTGCCCCAGAAGGTGAAGATGTTCCGTTTGTCAAGATGCATGACCATGGTTTCCAAGGTCCTGGAGGTTGGTATATTGAGAACTCATTGACCACTATTGGTCAGGATGATCCGGTCTCTGAGCACAATTCCAAACTCTGGAATTCTGGTAACGAGTCGGATAAAGAGATCGCGCGCAAGCAAAAGCGTCGCACTAACTTTCATGCCAACATCTATGTTGTGAAGGATGCTGCTAACCCTGCAAATGAGGGTAAGGTTTTCCTTTACAAGTTTGGTAAGAAAATTATGGAGAAGCTTCAGGAAGCAATGAACCCACAGTACGAAGGTGAGACTCCGGTCAACCCATTCGACATGTGGGAGGGTGCTGACTTCAAACTGAAGATTCGTAACTACGAAGGCTACCGTAACTATGATCGCTCTGAGTTCAGTGAAGCCGGTCCTATGACAAACTCGCGTGGTGAGTCATTTACCGACGAACACCTTGAAGAGATCTGGAAGCAACAGCATTCTCTGAAAGAGATCGTCGATCCTAAAAACTTCAAGACCTACGCTGAACTGAAGACTAAACTCTATAAGGTTCTCGGTCTTGATGGCAGCTCACACGCACCCATGAAATCGGCTGCCGAGGACGACGCGGAGATGGACTTCACTCCAAAGTTTAAAGAGCGTACCGCTCCTAAGCAGGAGGAAACTCCATCTCCGTCATTCACTCCATCGTTGGATGAAGACGACGATACTCTCGACTTCTTCAAGAGCCTAGCGGCTGGAGACTGAGTCTAAAAGAAGGAGCCTTCGGGCTCCTTCTTCATAGGAGGATAATATGGGATATAAAAGAACTTCAAAGAAGACTGGCGCAAATTCGCGGCGGTCTCAGACTATTAATAATACCAATGGTTCGATAACAAATTCGAATTCAACCGGCAGTAAACAGTTTAGAACCACTTACAGCAATAACTCAAAGACCGGAAACAAGATTACACAAACTTGGAGAGATGGCGCTGGTTTTACACATAGAAAAACTGTCTATTCAACAGCTAGCGCTGAACAAGAAAGAAAAAGACAACAAAAACAAAGCGCTAAATTCTGGGCAAATTTGTTCGGTGCGAATAAGAAAAGACGTGTAACGAAACGCAAGCCGAGTGCGACCTCAAAACAACAGTCAGCTCAAGCATCAGGTTCGCCAATAGTTGGTTGGATTATTATTGGTGTGATTTGCTGGGGTCTTTATCAGCTAATTTACTGAACACCGTTTAATTGAAACTGGCTATAGGAACTCAAAGCGCTTGATGCATTCGTCGTCGTTACAATAGTAGTATTTGTAACGTTATTCGTTGGGCCTACTGTAGTTCTATTATCTACTATTGCCGGAGCAACAGTCGTGCCCGTACTGTTAACTGCTGCTTCTTGCGGTACGACTGGCGAGGTAATTTCTGCCACCGGTCTAGTCCTAATTGGCATTTCTGTAGTTTGACCTAACACATAGTTTACCTTTGAAATGGCATCAACCATTTCACCTAATCTAAGTGTTGGATCAAGAATACCTTTAGGGAATACTATAGGGCTACTCAGCCAACCATCGGATCCTTCTACTTCTCCGCCATTAGCTAAAGCATCTAAAAATGGAACTGCTTTTCCTAAATCTGTAGCAAGTTGCTCAAAATCAATGTTCATACTTGATATTTTAATTCCAGCAAAAGCATTCAGTGCATCAGTTATTTTTTCAAGTGCTGTTGCGCCAGTCATGAGTTCATCAGCGTTATCGGCTAATCTCATCAATTGATCAAATGGATTCTCAGCACCGGTAAAGAACGATAGAACAGATGTTACTGCGTTTTCTAATGTGCCAACAAACTGGCCAGCAGAAAACGCAGCAAGCCCGGCAGCAATACCAGACATCGCAAGGAAGAACTTACCACTACCTTCTGCGAATGTATCATCGCCAGGAATAGAATCGCCAATTGATAGAAGAGCTAATACATCGCTCTTAATCTTTAATGCCCAGTCTTCATTATTGATTAGCGCCGACAATCCAGTGATTGCACTACCAGCACCAAACACCGCAAGTCCGGCTCCAATACCAGTCATCGCAGTCATAAATGTTCCGGTTTCTCCAAACATCTCGGCTTTACCACCAAGAGAATCTTCGATTGACATTAATGTGTTAACATCATCTTTGATCTTTTGTGCCCAGTCATCGCGAGTCAAGAGTTCACTCAGTCCAGTGATAGCAGATCCTGCACCAAATAGAGCCAAACCTCCAGCGATGCCCGTCATTGCTAATAAGAACGTAGCACTATCGCCAATAAACGCCCCGGCTCCACCTAGATCATCTGCGATCGACATCAAAGTGATTACGTTATTCTTAATATTTTGAGACCACTCTTCTCCACCGCCGAAGCGGGCAAGAGCTTCACCAATTCCAGCAATTGCACTACCAGCCCCAAACACACCGAGACCTAGACCAATACCAGTCATAGCAGCTAAGAACGTAGCTCCGCCTGCAAAAAATGTGATTTGGCCACCGACACTATCTGCAATGGACATTAATGTAACGACATTGTTCTTGACTGAATCAGCCCAGTCTTCTACACCAAAGTATTTTGTGAGAGCATCGCTCAATCCAGCAATTGCACTACCAGCACCAAAAGCAGCTAAGCCAATACCAATACCAGTCATTGCTGCAGCAAATGCTCCGCCTTCAGCAAAGAACTGAAGCATGCCGCCGGTAAAGGATTCCGAAATAGTAAGAAGTTCAAGAACATTGTCCTTAACCTTTTCACCATCAAAATTTTCTAAAGCCTCAAGGAAATAACCGCCTCCTGCCAACAATGCTCCGATACCCAAGCCTGCAGCGCCGACACCCATACCGATACCAGAGGCAGCACCACCAAGACCAGCGCCAAGGCCACTTAGTGCACTTCCTATGCCTCCTCCGATGCCACTCGCACCAGCACCGATTCCGCCGGCAGCAGATCCTATTCCTGCGCCGGCAGCCTGAACTCCGCTAAAAAGTGTATTTAATATATTTGATGAACGACCAAACGCTGCGCTTCGGTTTTGATCTTCAATCGACTCCTCAGTGATACCAACAAGGTTTTCAATCGCCGATGTTTGATTGACCATCGAGGCGTTAATACTATTAAGCACTCCCATCAATGGGGTGAGATCAACTTGTACGGTGGTAGTGGTTACCATTGTTATGCCTTTTGTTTGGACTCTTTAATCAAGTCTGCTAACATTTCGATGTAGAGGTCTCTCTCATATGGTATCATATTTTCGATTGTATCTAGATTATATTTATGAATTTGAACTAAAGCGAACATATTCTTATAATACAAACCCAGACTATTGTGGGAGACCATTAGATAAAAAAACTTTCTACACCTTCCATAACAAAAGTCTTTTGCACACCATCAGATGTTTTATAAGGTACCTCGAATCTCAACACTGGAGCAGTATCGAAGAAGTTTTTAATCTTGTTTGTCGCTGAGGTATCAAGACTTTCAATAAATTCATTCACTTCTTTTTCTGTGAAATCTGAAAATTTAAAAACTTCATCTGATGTAGTTGATACAAGCGCATCAATACATTTGATAAAGATATTGAAAAGTTTCAATTGAGTCATTTCATTTGACTTGTTTGCAATCTCTCTTAATTCATTTACTGTTAGATACCGCATAATAAGAATGTAGTCATCGTTCAATTGAATTTTGTTTGTATGACCTTCCTTATGCTTTATAGTGATATCATTTACATTAAGAGAAAGATCAACCTTTTCTTTTGTGTCTGGATCAGTGATAGAGAATCTAATTACGTTATCTACCGATTTTGCTCGAATATTAACTAGCATATACTCGAGATCAAACATTGGTAGCGTCTCCGGATCAACTCCGGTAAAGCAGTTGCCAATGATCTGTTTTATCGCAAGGATGATTTGGTCAACGTCCTTTGATTCTTGAGCAGTTAAGAGAATCTTTTCTTCTTTTACTGTAAAAGGACGGTACTTGACTTTCTTTCCAGTTGAAGGTTGAACCAATTCGAAAAGTGGTAAATCAATCTTAGGTAAACCCATAGTGTAACTCCATTATAATGCACCGAGGATGGTGTTGATGTTTGTGTATGAAAGAATAATGTCTTGAATATTTTGTGGGCGCTGTATCTGGTTAATCGCTTGACCGATTCCATTAATTGCGCTGATGTATGAAATCAATCCATTTTGACGATCTAGATCAGGTGCAATTGACGCGTATTCAATAGTTTCAAGAGTGAGTGAGTCATATTCAAAGTTAACTGGTAAAGACATCACGTCACTTTGATTTTCCCATGACATATCGACAGTACCAATTGATACCGGATAAGCTTTATCAAACGTGTACTTATAGACTTTTTGCACATCGTTCGCAGAGAATACATACAGTTCAATTCTTGCAGCATAGTTATCGCGA